CGGTAGTCGTACCACGGTGAGACGTGTTAGAGGCGACATCTGCGTGATCGCTCCCGTCGCCGGTAGCATGGGAAGTGTTCGTAGCTACGTCGGCGTGATCGCTGCCGTCGCCCTGGGAGTGCGTGTAGCCCGCTTTCGCCTGCGCGGCGGTTATCTCGTTCGCGCCGCCATCGTCCAGCTTCGTGTCCGTGTTCTGGGTGTGGTCGGCCGTGGGGTGCCAGTTGACGGTCATGGTGGAGCTGCTCCTCGCAGTCGGGGATCACTTTTGGAAATGCCGGCGGCCGTGCGGGAATCACCAGCCGAAGGCATAGAGCCCGCTCATGTCCGTGCCGCCCGCGACCCGCTTCACATGGATCGTCAAGGGGTCGCGCTGCTGCCGCTCGTTGCGGCCGCCGATCGTGATCGACACCGGACCGGCCGGGATGCGACACCAGTTCGAGCCGCCGTCGATCGAGAAGAAGCCAGGCGCGGTCCCCTCGTTGAGGATGGTGATCTGCGAGACGTAGGCGCTGCTCATCAGCACCACGGCATCGTCGCCCGAGGTGGACACGGCACTCTGTCTGGAACTGTGCATGGGTATCGCCCTCGTTGAGCTGTCGTAGCCGAAAGGGCCGGCCAGTCTCGCGAAGGGCGAGCTGGCCGACCCTGGTTGAACGCCTACTGCGGAGCAGCACTACTGCTGCTATTTCCCTCGCTGGAAAGTGAACTCGCTCCAGACGATTGCGAGGAGGCCTCGCTGGAGCTACTTAAGGGGACGACGAAGAGGCCGCCGCGGCCGCCGCCGTGCAGTGCTTCTGCCAGGCCCGCGGTTCCATCACCGCCGCCGCCCCGCGCTCGGAAGCCTTGTAGCGGACCACCACGTCCTGCATGAACTCGGCCTCGCTGTTCGCCGGGGCCTGGACCACACTGATCGGCCAGTTCTCCATGTAGGCGAAGGCCTTGGCCGGGTCGCCGTAGAACCAGTAGCCCTTGGCCGTGTCGGCGTCCAGCGACAACGCACTGATCAGCCGCCGGTAGAGCAGCCGGCTGGCCTCCATCCGCAGCCCCATCCCCGCCAGCGGGTTGCCGCTGACCATCTGGGTGTTGGTGTTGGTCGTCTCGCGGAGCTCCGTCGCCGAAAGCAACCGCCGGCCGGTCATGGCCTTCGCCGGCGGGACCATGATCACGCGGCCACCGATCAGGATCGGCTCGCCCGTGTTCGGGTCCAGCATGTCGGCGAAGAGCTGCTCGGCCACGTCGATCGCGGACCAGTCCTCCAGCTCGTTGCTGTACCGCTGGTTGACCCAGGGCCCGCTGTCGCTGGAGGCGTAGAACGTGTTCCGCGAAGTGAGCGCGGCGTCGCCGGCCCGCTTCTCCTGGTACGGGTTGACCGCGCCGATCATCACGTCCAGCAGCCGCTTCTCCTTGTTCAGCCCGAGGATCTCGCCGACCTGCGAGGCCCGGTTGAGAACCAGCCCGGTGCGGTCGAAGAAGATCGCCTCCTTCGTCACGGGGATGACCAGCCCGCGCTTCGTGGTCGAGGGAGTCTCGATGTACTCCTCGCCGAACCCGAAGCTCGGGTACTCCTGGGCCTCGCGGACTTCCAGGTCGTCCTTGCCCGGGTCGCTGGGCATGGCCACGCCGGGGATCTTCTCGCCGTCGAACCGCGTCGGGCGATTCGGCACCAGCCGGCTGGCCACGTACTCCTCGGACTGGTAGCTCTGGAGCACCTGGCTGATCACCAGCTGGCCGGTGATGTTGGCGAACGCCGTGCTGTCGACCGCCGAGGTGGCCTCGGTGACCTGCATCGGGTTGTAGAGGTCGTTGACCCCCCGGTAGCCGATCGGTTCGCCCTGCCGGTCGACGATCAGCTCTTCGGCCAGATCGCGGACGGAGAACTCCTCCGGCCGCAACCCGCCCGGCTCGCCGGCGACGTGCAGGTCGAGGGCCTCCTGGAGCTCGCTCCGGCAGCGGGCCGGGTCGAGTCGCATCAGGCGGCCAATGTTCCTTGCCTTGATCATCTGCTTAATTCCTTTCGTGGAAGATGATGATGTGGTGGGCCCGTGGATCAGTAGTCCCCGGGGTGGTTACGCGGCCGCCTGCGGGCCGCCGGCCATCACGGTCGACTCGATCCGGAAGCGGACCGAGGTGGCGGCCGTGCCGACCGCCTCGGAGACCCGCCCGATGGCCAGGTTCTCGGCGGCCACTTCGACCACCTTCTGGTCCTCCAGCTCGTCGCCGTCGGAGTTCTCCACCGGGCCGATCAGGTCGCCCAGATCGAACGTGGCGGAGTCGCAGGGGAAGTCGAACTCGCCGGCGGTGGCGATGCGGATGTCGTCCGTGTCGCCGTTGGCCGAGGCCTGCTCCGCCACGCCGATGAAGGCGTCGTGGAAGTTCTCCTGGTTGGTGGCCAACGCGCCGCCGTCGGCCTGGTCGCTGGCCGGCTTGGGCTTCTTCGTCGAGGAGTCGAGATAGACCAGGTCGCCGATCTCGATCACCGTCGCCGAAGCCGGAGCGAGGAACACGGGCTTCGTGTTGCCCCGCACGTAGCGGAAGTTGTTGCTCATGGTTCAGCCTTTCACAAATGGATTTGTGGTCGGTGTAAGTGCCGTTGTCTCGTGCCGACGGCGGCCGCCGCTACTCGCGGAGGGAGCCGACGAACGCCTTGCCGGACGGGAAGTTGCCAGCAGCCCCGCCGCCGGCGAACTGCGAGGTGGGGCGGTGGTTGCCGTTGGATTCGGCCAGGCCGACCAGGGCCTTGCGGTCCTCGATCAGCTGCTTCATCGCGGCGTCGTCTTTGGCCTCGCGGAGCGATTGCCGGAAGAGGTCGCTGCAGACGGTCTTGTTCTCCGGGTCCAGCCCGGCGGCCTTGATCGCCTCGGTGATCGACTGGTCCCGCTGGCGGGCGGCTTCGGCGGCCTTCAGCCCGTCGAGCTCTTCTTGCAGGGCCTTGAGTTTCTCGTCCTTGGCCTTCTGCTCCTCGCTGCCGCGGATCTGCGAGGTGACCGCCTCGGTGATCGATTCGATCAGGTCGGGGCGTGCCGTGCGAAGGCCGTCCAGGGTCAGTTCCTTGAGTTCCATTTCGGAGTCCTCGTGTTTGGGTTCACGTTTATGGTGCTCGGCGGCCGCGCCGCCTTCACTCTCGAATAGACCGGCCGTGGAGGCTGGATCGGCCACCAGGTCGACGCTGCGGACGGAGAAGATCTGTTCAATCACCGACTTGCTCCCGCGGCGGACGATGCGACCCTCGGCGTTGTGGGAGAGGCCCAGGTTTCCCGGGGCGTTTTCGGCGTCCCAGAGCAGCTGTTCGGCCAGGGCGTGCTTGGGGTTGAAGTGCAGATCGGCGTAGAGTCCATCGGCCTGCTCGCGAACGCCCACCAGGCGGCCGAGTCGCTCGCCGTAGGATCGCCGCTGCCTCGGGTCGGCGCCGTGGTCGATGTTCACTTTCGCGCCCTCGTAGAGCGAGACCGCGCCGCGAATCGCCTCGGGTAAGTACTCGCGGCCGTTCTTGGACTTCAGCCCCAGGACCTTCACGCCGCGGATCATGCTGGCTTCGCGGTCGACGTTCAGGGATAGCCCTTCGCAGGTGATCGCTTCGCGGATGACTTCGGTCGACATGATTGCTCCAAGAAAGCAGGATGGGCCCGGCGCGTGAATCTGGCCGAAAGCCAGAGAGACGCGCCGGGCCCAGGTGTTCTGATACCCGTCAGTTGCTGTCTGTTAAATGCCGGGGGCAGGAATCGAACCTGCGTCACAAGGCTTATGAGACCTCGCGGGCGTCCAGCAGCCACCCCGGAACAAGTCAGGTACGTCAACGCCGTTCACTTGTCCGTGCCGTCGATTCGCCGGCGGATGGTGTTGATCCGGCCGGCCTCGAACGTCGCCTCGATGCTCACTACACCGTAAAAGCCCTCCGCTTCCGCCTGTTCGACCAGTTCGTTCATGCGTTGGTGGGCGCGGGCCAGGAGGCTGCGATTGTGCTCGCTCCGGCCGGCCTTCACTTCTCGTGCAGGGGCTGGCTTAGCCGTTTCGGAGGAGCGGGTCAATTGCGATTTTCGTGCGGACATGGTCACCTTCCCTGGAGTTCTGGGGCGAAGCCCATCCTGGAGACTTCGCGGAACAATTCCTCGCGCTGGGCGAGGACCTGCTGAACGGTCAATTTCCGAGCGGCCCGCTCGGCTTCCGACTCGCTACGGAGACGCGACGGGGACAGGAGCCGGCCATTCTCGTCGATGAAGTCGGTCCACTCGGGTCGGCCGGCGCTGCCCAGCCGGCGGGCCATGGCGTTGTAGCGGCGGACACCCACGACCAGCTTGCGTTGCTGGTCCGACGCCCGTGCGAACCACTCGGTATAGGCCGCCGGATCGGGGATCACGTCGGCGGAGGCGTTGGTGAACTCGGCGCGGACGGCCGGATCACCCAGGAACTCCTCGGGCGGCTTGAGGACCGCCGACGCATAGCAGCGGCAGTTGGGCTCGTCCGGCAGCTCCGGCAGCGGCTGGCCATCGTCGGCCTGGTACGTGCCGTCCGGCTGGCGGCGGTAGATTTTGCCGTTGCGGGTGGCGTGGTGCGGGCGGGTCCACTGGTCCAGCGTGGCCACGATCTGCATCCCGTCGATCAGCTCGCCGCAGTCGTCGAAGGCCGCCTGCTGGGCCCGCTCCGCCACGCGGCAGGCTTCGGTCCTGGCGATGCGTTGCGCCTTGTAGCGGATGTCGCCGACCAGGGGCTCGAGCCGGGCCCGTAGCTTGTCCACGCCCTCGCCGGCCGAAATGCCCTGCACGAGGTGGTTGAGCAGTTGGTCGCGGACCTGCTGGTCCCAGTAGCGTAGCCGCTCGTCCCAGGAGATACCGTTGGCCCCCGCGGCCAAGAACTCCGCCACCCGCTCGCTGGAGAGTGCCGGGAAAACCAGCTCGCGGATCAGCGCGAGCGCCTCCTCGCGCGAGAGCAGCCGGGCGGCCACCGGCTCCAGCTCGTACTCCGCCCCCACCGGCGAATCGGGCGGTAGTTCGTCCTCGGGCAACGGCTGCACGCGGAGC